AAAAGATGATACCAAATACGTTACTGATGCTTCCAGGTTAGCCAAGAAAGCTCTAGATTTCACCTTTAGCCTTCAACTGGAAGCGGAAGAAAAAGTAGCCTAACTTGGTGAGTGACAACCTCAGATTTGTTCTGGGGTTGAGAAACCGCTAGAGAAGGTCACAAGCCCTTCCGTAAGTGGAAATTTAAACCTTAAAAGGAGCTTAAATGGCTAGGAAAAAAGTGGAAACCGTATTGACAACCTTAAGGATGCCTCCTGATCTTTTCGAGGAGCTTAACCGTCATTGCGAGGAAGAATGCATCACTAAGACCAAGCTGGTCTGCAAGATCATCAGGATGTACCTCGACATCATAAGGAAGACTGATGTTGAATACCAAATGAAGAAAAAACTTGGAGATATTGATAATGCCTGAGCAACAAGCCACATTCGTAGAATCCTATCTTGCTGACCATGTTCACGATATGGATTCTCAGGAAGAGGTTCAAGCGCAAGCTGAAGAGGCGATGCGTTTGTTTAAGGAGCTTGAAGACCTCAAGAAATGTTACGTCCAACGTTGGGTTGAAGTTGTTGACCTTAGTGTCCTGATGGAGCTGGGTCGGCAACACAAGCTTAAGGAAGTTGAAGACTTTGATCTGCAACAGGTGATTGAAGCTATACAAGATCTTGAAGTTGACATCGACTTCAAGGATTCCGACACTAACTAACTTAACAACACCCTTAAAAGGAGAGAATGATGAATTACACTGTTTCCGTCACAAAACCTCAAGGTTTTACCACTGGTGCTTTTATAAGCCCTCACTCAATTTTAATCAATGGCGAAACCAAATGGGTTTGGGTCATCGATGAAATTGAGAATGACACATTCATTGATGGCGATTATGTCTCTATTAATACCATCAGCGACACGCCCGAAGGATTAATCAACCCCGAAGAAGAATAACCCTTAACACCAACAGGAGAGAGAGATATGATGATAATAAGAGAAGACCTTGTTGCTGAAGATCTTGCAGTACCAATTCAGTTCCTTGATGACAAGGCTCACTACTACCTCGATCATAGCCACACGCTTAAGATTGAAGAGGAATTTACTTCTTCAAACGAACTTAATGATGATGGTATGAACATGATCATCACCATTAATGATCCAGATCGTAACTGGAAAAATCGTGAAGCTTTTGCTTACTCAATCGATTTCGGCTGGAACTAAAAGGAGAACTAAGATGGGATTTCGACACGTTGAAACGCTCCCTCAACTTAAAGTATCGCAGTTGAGGCAGTTAGCTAAAATTGCTAGAGCCTACCGTGGCAAAAGGGAGAAAGGGGGAATCTACAGGAAATTGAGGAAGGACGAATTAATGAGAGAGATCCGAAGATCCCTTGCGAGTACTTTTCCTGACACGATAGAGCGTGCTAATAAGTATGTTGAGAGTATCTTAAATTAATCTGGTACGTTGCGTAAGTTGCAACATAGAGATGTTATAAAAACATACGATAATCCATACTTTTACAAAATAGGAGAGAGATGATGAAAACGACTTACTTGTACATTAGTGGATTCGATGGAAGCTTCCTGATCGGATCGGACGGTATCGTGACAGACACTGTCACGAATGAAGCTTATGCTGTGTTCGTAGAAGAAGATACTGAAGAAGCGTACAACGAAGATATATCTGAAAAAAACATCTTAGGCTCTTTTTCAGATGCTCACGACTTACACAATGCAAGAGTTGATAAAGCTTTTAAAGATGAAGCTGATATGGATGACATGTCGTTATTAGCCCCAGCTTTGTGCAATTTAAATCTTGAACACTTGGAAAAATGGGGAAAAACATTGAAAGCTCTTGAAGAACACTGCAACGCCTAACCCTTAACACCACGCTTAAAAGGACGTCAAGGTATCAAATTGGCGTCCTTTAACCGTTCCATCAGGAGTATCCCTTCTTGCATCTTTCGATTAGCTTCTTCCGCACAAGATTCCCAATTTTCATCAGTGGGTAACACCAAGCGAGGTGCTGGTGTTTTAGCACTCGTTTCCACTAAGATGGTATCTTTCCCCTTAAGCTTAAGCATGAGATTGGAAATCAAGGTTTCACGTTCCTTAATATCAGATTCCAGCTTCTTAATCTGAAGTTCAGCAAGCTTGTTAAGCTGTTCATATCGTTTTGACAACATTTCAAAAAGTTCCTGTTTTGATGGGCGTCCATATTTCACTTGTGGCGTGTCGCAAAGTTTCCTTATCCGATCAAGAAAACTTTTCGATGGCCCCAACCTTCTCTTTTTCATCTCCCCAAAAGTCTTGGATTGAGGATCAGTATCAAGATACATTACTTTAGGATTCTTACGTTCTTGTATCCGTTTTTGATATTGAGGAAAATCTTTATAATCCTGGATCTGATACCAATCCAGTGCCGGAACCTCAGCAACAGGCTCCATACTGTGCCGATATTCATCATCCCATTCTTCTTGATCGGACAAGCTGACCATCATACGATCAAACTGGTGATCATCAGTCGAAGAGGATGTCATCTCTTTTCTTCTCATTGGCATAGGCTCTGTCAAGCTCTTCCATGCTAAACTTCACAACCTTTTGCAAAGGTGCTTTTCCTTCCGCATAATCGAGGTAAAATTGCAGCATCATCTTTGGCAACT